AGAGTACCAAGCAATCAAATTACAATTAAATATGAATATCAAGGAGACGAAGAAGAGTATAATCCAAGCTGGGCACAAGGCTGTTGAAGAGTTAATAAAGGTAGCTAAAGAAGCTATAGTAGATTCAGGAGATGACATCACTGCAGACAGATTGAAAAATGCAGCGGCAACTAAAAAGTTAGCTATATTTGATGCCTTTGAAATACTTAATAGAATACAGGACGAAGAAAACTTATTAAATAACAAGCCTAAAGAAGAAAAGCAACAAGAAGCTTTTAAAGGCTTTGCTGAAAGGAGGTCTAAATAATGTACGAGCAAACATTATACAAGATAGAAACACCTATAAAGCTAAATACGTTGAAAAGACTAAACAAGTCTAGAAAATGGGAGTATGGCTACAATAAGGAACAAGACGTAGTAGTTATAAGTAAAACTGGTCAAATAGGAGAAATATATAATATACAAGGCTTAAAAATAGCGCTACCCAAAGAGCCGAAGAATTTAAGTAAAAAAAATAATAAGTGGATTGCTGAAGAATACCCAAAAGAATTAAAGCAAATACAAAGCATATTTGATTGGCGTAATTACCCTGAGCAGTTCAAGGAAAAATGGGAGCCATATATAGATGAACAATTCAAAAGAAGAGAAGAGGGCCATTGGTTCAATAATAAAGGCCTGGGTACTTACATTACTGGTACTCACTTTATGTACCTGCAGCACACCAAAATTGATGTTGGGAAGCCAGACTTTAGAGAAGCAAACAGATTATTCTTTATATTCTGGGAGGCTTGTAAAGCAGACAAGAGGTGTTATGGAATGTGCTATCTTAAAAACCGTAGATCAGGATTTTCATTTATGTCCTCAGCTGAGACAGTCAACCTTGCAACGATATCCTCGGATGCACGGTTTGGAATATTGTCCAAATCTGGAGCCGATGCTAAAAAGATGTTCACGGATAAAGTCGTACCCATCTCAGTCAATTACCCGTTCTTCTTTAAACCTATCCAAGACGGTATGGACCGCCCAAAAACAGAACTTGCGTACAGAATTCCGGCGTCTCGTCTTACAAGAAAGTCAATACAAAACAAGCAAGAACAAGAATTATTAGAAGGACTAGATACTACTATTGACTGGAAAAATACTGGTGATAACTCTTATGATGGTGAAAAACTAAAGTTACTGGTTCATGATGAATCTGGTAAATGGGACAAACCTGATAACATAAAAAATAATTGGCGAGTAACAAAAACATGTTTAAGATTAGGTAGCAGAATTATAGGTAAGTGTATGATGGGATCAACATCAAACGCTTTAGATAAAGGAGGAGAGAACTTTAAAAAACTGTATAACGATTCTAATGTTACTAAAAGAAATAGAAATGGACAAACTAAGTCAGGATTATATTCTTTGTTCATACCTATGGAATGGAATTACGAAGGATTCATTGATGCTTTTGGAATGCCTGTATTCGACACGCCATCAGGAGATTGCATTGGACCTCATGGAGATGTCATTGAACAGGGTGTTATTGAGCACTGGGAAAACGAAGCAGCGGGTTTAAAAGAAGATCAAGATGCTTTAAATGAATTTTACAGACAATTTCCAAGAACTGAAGAGCACGCTTTTAGAGATGAAACTAAAAATAGTTTATTTAACTTAGTCAAGATATACGAGCAAATAGATTACAACGAAGACCTTAGAAACACAAGTGTAGTTACTACTGGTAATTTCCAGTGGACAAACGGAGTTAAGGATTCTATGGTAGAGTTTACGCCTAATCCAAGCGGTAGGTTTAAGGTCTCTTGGGTTCCAGAGCATAAGCTTCAAAATAGATCTATAACTAAAAACGGCTATAAATACCCAGGTAACGAGCATATAGGTGCTTTTGGCTGTGATAGCTACGACATATCTGGCACAGTTGGTGGTAGAGGATCTAATGGCGCTCTACATGGGTTAACAAAGTTTAATATGGAAAACGCTCCATCAAACTCTTTTTTCTTGCAGTATATATCAAGACCACCTACTGCTGAAATATTTTTTGAAGATGTATTAATGGCTTTAGTTTTCTATGGTATGCCTATATTAGCTGAAAACAATAAACCTAGGCTTTTGTATTATTTAAAAAGAAGAGGGTATAGAGGCTATAGTATGAACAGACCTGATAAGTTATGGACAAAGCTTTCTGTAGCAGAAAAAGAGATAGGTGGTATACCAAACTCTAGTGAAGACATAAAACAAGCGCATGCTGCAGCTATAGAGTCATACATAGATCAATACGTAGGCTTGAACAAAGAAGGGGAATACGGATCAATGTATTTTCAAGAAACTTTAAATGACTGGGCTAAGTTTGATATAAATAAAAGAACGAACTTTGATGCTTCTATTAGCTCAGGGTTAGCGATAATGGCTTGTAACAGAAATTTGTATAGGCCAAATCCAGAAAGTAAAAAACAAAAACTAAACATAAGTATTTCCAGGTATAAAAATACTGGTAGTACGTCTGAAATAATAAAGTAAAATATGGCTGAGTCAGTTGTAAAAGGTTTTTTTCCTAGCCAAGTAGCTAGCGACCAAGAGAAAATGTCGTTAGAGTATGGCCTTAGAGTTGGTAGAGCTATTCAAGAAGAGTGGTTTAAATCCGATTCAGGTGACACTAGGTACAAGAGCAATCAAAATACGTTTCATAGATTAAGACTTTACGCTAGAGGCGAGCAATCAATACAGAAGTATAAAGATGAATTATCTATAAATGGTGATTTAAGTTATTTAAACCTAGACTGGAAACCGGTTCCTATAATACCTAAGTTTGTAGATATTGTTGTAAATGGTATATCAGATAGAGCTTTTGATATAAAAGCATACTCTCAAGATCCATACGGTATAGGTAAAAGAACTGCTTTTATGGAAAGCGTTATACGCGATATGCAGACAAGAGATTTAAATGATTTTGTTGAAGCCGAGTTTGGTATAAATCTATACGAAAATAAAAAAGAAATATTACCAGAAACTAAAGAAGAGCTAGAGCTACATATGCAGCTTTCTTACAAGCAGCAAATTGAGTTAGCTGAAGAGCAAGCTATAAACGTGTTGTTAGATGGTAACAAATATGATTTAACTAAGAAAAGATTTTATTACGATATAGCTACTATAGGCATAGGCTCTGTTAAAAATAGGTTTTCAAAGTCAGAAGGTGTTGTTATAGAGTATTGCGATCCTGCTCAAATGGTTTGGTCTTATACTGATTCGCCTTATTTCGACGATATTTATTACGTCGGCGAAGTCAAGTCTGTACACATAAACGAGCTAAAAAAACAATTTCCTGGTCTAACAGAAGAAGATTTAGAATCTATATCTAAGCAAGGTTATCAAAGTAGAGGTTTTTACGATAGAAGTATAACTAATTACGACGAGTCTGACTCAAATACAGTTCAAGTACTATATTTCAACTATAAGACTTATATGAATGAGGTCTATAAAGTTAAAGAAACATCTACAGGAGCTTCAAAAGTGCTTGTTAGAGACGACCAATTTAATCCACCAGCGGAAATGCTGGAAGAACAGTTTGGTAAGATCTCAAGGTCTCTAGAGGTACTCTATGAAGGTGTATTGATATTAGGTACAGATAAGTTATTGAAATGGGAAATGGCTAAGAATATGATGAGGCCTAAAAGTGACAATTCTAAAGTTCTTATGAATTATAGTATTGTTGCGCCTAGAATGTATAAGGGTAGAATAGAATCTTTAGTTAGTAGAATAACTGGCTTTGCAGATATGATACAGCTTACTCATTTAAAGCTACAACAGGTTTTATCTAGAATGGTTCCAGACGGTGTGTATTTAGATGCTGATGGTTTAGCTGAAATTGATTTAGGTAACGGTACAAATTACAATCCGCAAGAAGCATTAAATATGTTTTTTCAAACGGGTTCTGTAATAGGTAGATCTTTTACTCAAGATGGTGATATGAATCCAGGTAAAGTACCTATTCAAGAAATAACATCTGGTAGCGGAGGCAATAAGTTGCAAGCGCTGATAAGTACTTACAACTACTACTTACAAATGATAAGAGATGTAACAGGCTTAAACGAAGCCAGAGATGGTAGTATGCCTGATTCAAAGTCTTTAGTAGGAATACAGAAAATAGCAGCAGCAAATTCAAACACCGCAACTAGACATATACTTGATGGTGGCTTGTATTTAACAGCTTCGCTGGCAGAATGCTTGTCACTTAGAATATCTGATATAATAGAGTACTCACCAACTAAGCAAGCGTTTATTCAAAAAATAGGTGCGGCTAATGTGGGAACTTTGCAAGAAATGGAGAATATACATCTTTATGATTTTGGTATATTTATAGAATTAACACCTGATGAAGAGGAAAAAGCTCTATTAGAAAACAATATACAAACAGCATTATCTGCCGGTCTTATAGATTTAGACGATGCCATAGACATAAGAGAGATTAGGAGCATTAAATTAGCTAATCAATTATTAAAGCTGCGTAGAAAGAAAAAGTTAGAAAGAGATCAAATGATGCAGCAGCAAAATATTCAAGCGCAGGCGCAGGCAAACGCTCAAGCGCAACAAGCCGCTGCTCAGGCTGAAGTTCAAAAAAATCAAGCTCTAACAGCTCAAAAAGCTGATTTAGAACAATTAAAAGGCCAAATGGATCTGCAGAAACTTAAAGCCGAGGTTGAAGCCAAGAAAGAGCTGATGGCTCAAGAGTTTCAGTATAATATGCAGCTCAAAGGTATTGAAGTTGAAGGTCAAAAAACAAAAGAATCAGAGAAAGAAGATAGAAAAGACAACAGAACAAAGCTGCAGGCATCTCAACAAAGCGAATTAATAGAGCAAAGGCAAAATAATTTACCACCAAAAAACTTTGAATCGTCAGGTAACGATGTTTTATCTAGCGGATTAAATTTAGGTTCTTTCGAACCGAGGTGATAATACTAATAAATAATTATATAATATTTTATCATGGAAGAAAATGAAAAAAACGAAGCGGCAGAAATCGCAAACGTTGAAACAAATGAAAATAACCCTGTATCACAAGGTGAAGATGGCGTTATAAAGGTTAATTTAGCTGAACTTAATAAACCTGAGCAAGAGCCTCAACAAGAGCAATTTGTAGAAGAAACTCCTCAGCAGGTAGATGTTGAATCTGTTCAAGAAAACATTGAACCCGAGGCCGAACCTGAGGCTGAGTCTGAAACCTCGGCTCTTGAAGAAGTAACAGAAGAAGAGGTTAAAGAGAAAGTTCAAGAGTTAGAAGAAGAAGTTGAACAAGCTGTAGTCGAGCAAAGCGCAGGCGTAGAGTTACCAGAAAACATAAAGAAGGTTGTAAGTTTCATGGAAGAAACAGGTGGCACTTTAAGTGACTATGTTAAACTAAATAAAGATTACTCTGAGTTAAACGACTCGCAGTTGTTGAGAGAGTATTATGAAGCAACAAAACCACATCTAGACAAGTCTGAAATAGATTTTATAATGGAAGAGACATTTAGCTATGACGAAGACCTAGATGATGAAAGAGATATAAAGAAAAAGAAAATAGCACACAAAGAAGAAGTTGTGAAAGCTAAAAGTTATTTAGATGGTTTAAAATCTAAATACTACGAAGAAATTAAAGCTGGATCTAGATTAAACCCTGACCAGAAGAAAGCTGTTGAGTTTTTTAATAGATATAATGAAAATTCAAGACTCGCAGAACAACAAACAAAAACGTTTTTAAATAAAACTGATAAACTATTCAACGAAGATTTCAAAGGTTTTGATTATTCAGTAGGTGATAAAAAATTCAGATTTAAAGTTAAAGATGTTCAAGGAGTTAAAAGTACCCAAAGCGACATAAACAATTTTGTCAAGAAGTTCTTGAATGAAAAAAATGAAATGTCTGACGCGGCAGGCTACCATAAGTCCTTATTCTCAGCTATGAACGCTGATGCTGTCGCTAATCATTTTTACGAACAAGGTAAAGCTGATGCAATGAAACAAAGTGTAGCAAAGTCTAAAAACATAGATATGTCTCCGAGAGGGAGTCACGAAAAAACAACTATGTCTAATGGATGGAGTATACGAGCAGTGCCTAGCGATAATAAAAGTAGTTCTAGCTTTAAAATTAAAAAAAGATAAACAATTAAAAATTTAAAACTATGGGATTTCCAAGTCCGGGTACAGGTGCCCAATTAAATCATCTGACTCCACGTCCAGTTAAAGGATTATTCGGAGATAACTATATTTCTTTAGGAGATATGGATTTTACTCAGCAATTTTTGCCTGAGGTATATGAAAAAGAAGTTGAAAGATATGGTAACCGTACCATTGCTGGATTCTTAAGAATGGTAGGCGCTGAGATGCCTATGGCTTCTGACCGTGTAGTATGGTCTGAGCAAGGAAGATTACACATTGCTTTTGACGATTGTACTATAGCAACTGGTGGTGGTCAAACAACTATTACTTTTACTGATGACCCTGCTGGTGTTCAAGGTGCTCAAACAGGTATCAAAAAAGCAGCTTTAGTTGGTGCTGGATCTACTATAGTAGTATCTGTTGGTGTTGCTGTTGTAAAAGCTAGAGTAACATCTACAAACGGTGATGCAACTATAACAGTTGCTCCTTACGGTGCTGCTAATTTAGACGCTTTAGGAACTGGTGCTTTAACTGGTGTAAAAGTGTTTGTTTATGGTTCTGAGTACAAAAAAGGATCTTCAAACGTAGGTAATTCTATAGATGCTAAATTCACTCAATTTAACAACAAGCCAATTATTCTTAGAGATAAGTATAGTGTAAATGGTTCTGACGTTGCTCAAATTGGATGGGTTGAAGTAACTACTGAGTCTGGAACTTCTGGGTATTTATGGTACTTAAAGTCTGAGCACGAGGCTCGTATTCGTTTCGAAGATCAATTAGAAATGAGTATGGTTGAGGCCGTAAAAGACGAAGGTAACTTAGCTGGTTCAGCTGGCGCTGGAGGATTTGAAGGTTCTGAAGGTTTATTTGCTGCTATCGAAGACAGAGGTTTAGTTTACAACGACGCTGATTTCGACGGTGGCGCTGGGCTTGCTGAGTTTGATGCTATTTTAGCTGAGTTAGATAAGCAAGGAGCTATTGAAGAAAACATGCTTTTCTTAGATAGAGCTACTTCTTTATCTATTGACAACATGTTAGCACAACAAAATTCTTATGGAGCTAATGGTACATCTTACGGTGTATTTGATAATTCTGAGGATATGGCTATAAACTTAGGTTTCTCTGGTTTCCGTCGTGGATCTTATGATTTTTACAAGACTGACTGGAAATACTTAAACGACTCTACTACTCGTGGATTAGTTGCTGATATTGAAGGTGTTGTTGTTCCTGCTGGAACTTCTACAGTTTACGACCAAATGTTAGGACAGAATATTTCAAGACCTTTCTTACACGTACGTTATAGAGCTTCTGAAGCTGATGACAGACGTATGAAGTCTTGGATTACTGGATCTGTTGGTGGTAACTTTACTAGTGATGCTGATGAAATGAACGTACACTTCTTGTCAGAAAGATGTTTATGTGTTCAAGCAGCTAACAACTTTGTATTGTTAAAAAAGACTAGCTAATAAGTCTTTATACTAATGTAATTCTTACCCTCGTTGTATTTACGGGGGTAATTATTACTTTTATATGACATTAGCCCGTTACTATTATATATATAGGCTATTGTCACATTTTTAAAACTATTTAATTATATTATATTATGGCTACAAAAAAAGCTACAGCAAAAAAAACTGAGGTTGCTCCTCAAGAAATTAAAGAACAAACTGTTGTTAATAAGACACCAGTAATTACAAAACCAGCAAAACCAAGTTGGGAAATAAGAGATAGATTATATGTATTAAAAAATGGTGTATCACCATTGGTTTATACAGTAGTATCTAAACACAGTGCCAAAAGACCTTTGTTATGGTTTGATGAAAACTCTGGAGAACAAAAAGAATTAAAATATGCTACGAACCAAAACTCACCATTGGTAGAAGAGCAAAAAGGACAAGCTACACTAGGCAGAATAATATTTAGAGACGGTATTTTATCCGTACCTAAAGAAAAACAAAACCTACAAAAATTATTATCAATATACCATCCCTTAAAAGATAAAGTATATGAAGAATATAACGCTGTCCAAGAATCCATAAATGAAATGGATTATATAAATCTAGAAATCGACGCTTTAATGTTGGCTAGAGAACTAGATATAGATCAAGCAGAAGCTATAATGAGAGTTGAAATTGGAAACAAAGTAAACGATTTAAGTAGTAGTGAGCTTAAAAGAGATTTATTGATATTTGCTAAAAGAAGACCTGGTTTATTTATAGAACTTGCTAACGATGAAAACGTAGAGTTAAGAAACATCGGAATAAGAGCAACCGAACTAGGCATAATACAGCTATCTAAAGATCAAAGAACATTTACATTTGGTGAAACAAAAAGGAAACTAATGACTGTTCCTTTTGATGAACACCCTTACTCTGCTTTAGCAGCGTTCTTTAAGACGGACGATGGTATGGAGGTTTATAAAAATATAACAAAAAGACTTTAAGTCCTAAATTATGGTGATTAGGTCGCCTTAGTGGCGGCCTTTTTTACTATAAATAAAAAAAAATTATGAGCGTAAGCATAGACACAGTTTATCAAAGAGTTTTAAGTATACTTAATAAGGAGCAAAGAGGTTATGTTACACCTCAAGAATTTAATCTGTTCGCTAATCAAGCACAGTTAGATTTATTTGAGCAATACTTCTACGATATTAATCAATTCGGTAGAATACCAGGTAATGATACTGAGTATTCAGATATGCTAACATTGCTCAACGAAAAAATAAATGTATTTGAAACAAGCGCTACGGCAGCTTATGATGTAAATCATTTCAACTTGCCGGCAGACTTGTATAGGCTAGGTACTATAATATACGAAAATTCTACAACAAAGTTAGTGTTAGATCCAGTAAGCGGTCCAAACACGCCAGTGACTACAATAGAACAAATAGAGGTAGAGCGTATCAACGCCAACGAGTTTTTATATATCAACTCTTCGCCTTTTACTAAACCTAAAAACGTAAGACCTATATATGTAGCAAACCAAGATGGTTTTAAAGCATATGGTGATTCTGAATTAACTTCTGGTATAAAGTGTAATTATATACGTAAGCCAGCTACAGTTAACTGGGGTTATCAAATGGTTTTTGGTGAAGCTTTATATAATGCTTCAACATCTACCAACTTTGAATTACACGCGTCAGAAGAAACTGAGTTAGTTATAAAAATACTAGAACTAGCCGGTATATCTACGAGAGAACTACAGCTATATCAAGTGGCTGCAGGTGAAGAAATAAAAAACACACAACAAGAAAAAGCATAATATATGGGTTTAATAAATCAAACAGATGAGCAATATTACTTAGGCCCAGATGGCGTATGGAACAGCTTTGACGAAAGTTATGGTGATTACCAGTTTGTAGCTATTAAAGATATAATAAATAACTTCATAATATCCAACGTCGGTGAAGGTAAGTTAATAAGTAAATTAAAAAGATCAGATGTTGCTTTCCACGCTCAAAGAGGATTGCAAGAGCTAAGTTTTGACGTATTACCTTCTTTCAAGAGTTTTGAAATAGAGATTCCACCAACACTATATATGATACTACCTAAAGACTATGTTAACTATGTTAAGCTTTCTTGGGTGGACGATCAAGGTATAGAGAGAATATTATACCCAACAAGTAAAACTAGTAATCCTACATCTATACTTCAAGATTCTCAATACGAATACTTGTTTGATGATCAAAACGGTGGAAAATTACTAGCTGTAGAATCTGAAACTTTAAAAAAGTTTAGAGAAAACAATTTTACTCAAAGAGATATAAACGGCAGTGATTACGATTTATTAAATATACATAACTACGGAAGACGGTACGGTATTGATCCGCAAAATGCTCAGTCTAACGGAGTGTTTTTCATAGACAGAGCTAAAGGAATTATACACTTTGGTTCAAGTATGGTGGGTAAAATAGTAACTCTAAAGTATATATCTGACGGAGTAGCTACAGATCAAGAGA